CCTTAGTCTCGTGGGCTCGGAGATGTGTATAAGAGACATGCACTATTGCTACTGCTAAATATAGTGGAATAAGAGGTAATGATTTGAAGATAGTAGTTACAACAAACATTGATGATAACACTAAGTTTGATGTTGTAACACTTTTGGATAATAAGAAAGTAGATACCCAAATAGCAAAAGTTATTACAGACTTACAGGACAATGACTATATTACTTGGAAGAAGGATACAACACTAGAAGCAAGTGCAGGGCTTGTATTTACTGGTGGAACTAATGGCGAATCAGTCACAGGAGCAGAGTATCAAGCTTTCTTGGATAAAATAGAAAGCTACTCATTTAATGCACTAGGCTGTTTGGCTATAACAGCAGAAATTAAAAGTTTATTTGTAGAGTTTACTAAAAGAATGAGAGATAAAGTAGGAGCTAAGTTTCAAACTGTACTATATAAAAAGAATGATGCAGATTACGAAGGTGTAGTATCTGTAGAAAATAAAGTTAAAGATACTGGGTTATTAGAATCTAGTTTAGTTTATTGGACTACTGGAGCTATAGCAGGATGCGATATAAATAAATCTAATACTAATAAAAAGTATGATGGTGAGTTTGATGTTGATGTAAATTACACACAAATACAACTTGAAGAAGCACTAAAGAGTGGTAAATTTATATTTCATAAAGTTGGTGATGAAGTTCATGTGTTAGAGGACATAAATACTTTTGTATCATTTACAGATGATAAAAATGACGATTTTTCAAGTAACCAAAGTGTTAGAGTACTTGACCAAATTGCTAATGATATTGCAACTTTATTTAATGAAAAGTATTTAGGTAAAGTTCCGAATGATAAGGCAGGAAGAATAAGTTTCTGGAATGATGTTGTTAAACACCATAAAGAATTAGAGAATATAAGGGCAATAGAAGATTTTAAAACTGATGATGTTAGTGTAGAGCTTGGAAATGATAAGAAAACTGTCATAGTATCTGATGCTGTTAAGGTTATAAATGCTATGAGTAAGCTTTATATGACTGTTTCAGTTAGTTAAGAGAGGAGTGTGATAATATGTTTCAGCAAATAAAAGCAAGAGATACAATAAGTGCATCTAAGGCAGAATGCTATGTTACTATCGAGGGTAAAAGATATAATTTTATGCAAGCTATTAACTTAGAAGCTAAGATGGAAAAAAATAAAAGTGAAGTTCCTATCTTAGGTAGCACTACAAAAGGGAATAAAAGTACTGGAAGCAAATACACAGGAAGTGCAACATTTCACTACAATACTTCTATATTTAGAGAGCTTCTTTATAGGTACAAAGAGACTGGTGAAGATATTTATTTTGATATACAGGTAACAAATGAAGACCCAACGAGTTCAGCTGGACGTCAAACTATAATACTTAAGGATTGCAACATGGACAGTGGAATTATAGTTAAATTTGATGCAGATGGTGAGTATCTTGATGAAGATATGGACTTTACATGCGAGGATTGGGAATTGGTTGAAAAGTTCAATATAATAAATGGAATGGAATAAAACACACATTTATAAATTATAGATGTGTTTTTTTATATAAAAAATTAAAATAAAAGGAGATTAGGATAATATGAGTAATTTAAGTGCTTTTTTAAGTCAAAATGCAATAAAGGTTGATAATGTAAAATATATAGCAAGTGATAGATTTTTAGACGAAGAAGGAAAGCCAGTTGAATGGGAATTAAAAGTTTTATCTTCTGAGGAAGATGAAGTATTAAGAAGAAATTGTACCAAAAGAGTAAAAGTGATTGGCAATAACGGGAAGCCAACAGGTCAATTCACAAGTGAAATTGATTATAACAGTTATGTAGCTGAATTATGTGTAGCATCTACAGTATTTCCAGATTTAAAGGATGCCGAACTCCAAAATAGTTATGGAGTGATGGGAGAAGCTCAGTTATTAAAGACAATGCTTACAGCAGGTGAGTATGTCAACTATACAGTAAAAGTTAATGAGGTTAATGGATTTGATACAACATTTGAAGATAAAGTAGAAGAAGCAAAAAACTAATTAGGGGCGGCGATTTTGATGCTAGTATCACGCATTATTGTATCCAAAAATTAAAGTGGAAACCAGGTGATTATATGGGATTAGAGATTAATGAGAGAGCATTAGCAGCCGCCTCAATACTTATTAAGATAGAGGATGAAGAGGAAGCAATGAAAGAAGCTGAAAGAGAGAAAAAGAGAGGTAGAAGAAGATAATCTCTAATGTAAAAAATTTACTGATATAGTATAATGTTATTAAATAATATTATAGGGGGATATTGTTTTATGGGATTATTTGGCGGGAGTGAAAGTTGTTGTATATGTGGAGAAAAAGGGAAGCAAAAAATATCTGATGGTGCAATATGTTCTGAATGTTTAAAAAAATATAAAGATACATTTTCTATAGTTGAACCAACAGATGTAATTAAAAAAATATCTTCTGAGGAAATAAAAAAATCAATAAGCTTAACACTCGAAAATAGAAAAAAATTTGAATCTTTTAATGCAAGTAAAAAAGTAGGAATTTATTTATTAGTAGATGAAAATAAAAAACAATTAATTATATCTGATAAAATAAGCAATTTAAATAAGAATAAGAGAGTATATGACTTTAGGGAAATTATTTCATTTGAACTTTTAGAAGATGATGAATCTATAGTTAAAAGTGGATTAGGTGGTGCTATTGGAGGAGGTCTTTTATTTGGCGAAACAGGAGCTATAGCTGGAAGTATATTAGGAAAGAAAAAAATAAAAACTTATGTAAATAGTTTAAAGATAAAAATTACAATTAATAATATAAAGAATTCTACAAAGTATATATATTTAATTAATTCTAAAACTTCTACAAATTCAAGTTTATATAAAGAATCTTATAATTATGCCCAAGAGATTTTATCAACTTTGTCTATAATAACAAGTTCTGAAAGTATAAAAGATAAAAAAGAGTCTATATCTAGTTCTACAGCTGATGAAATATTAAAATATAAGAATTTGTTAAATATGGAAGCTATTACACAAGAAGAATTTGATGCTAAGAAAAAAGAATTGCTAAATTTATAATATATAAGCACTTACTTATTTTTAAGTAAGTGCTTATATTATGTTAAAAAAGAAAGGAGGTTAAAAATGGCAACTATACAAACATCTATCCGAATTTTCGACGGAATGACACCTGCCTTTAGGCACATGACTAATGCTATGAATATTGTATTAAGTTCATTCGAGCAATTACAAAGAACATCTAGCAATGCTATAGATGCTAATAGTATTAGAACAGCTAGAGAAGAACTAGCACGTGCAGAAGCTGGGTTTGATAGATTAGAACAACAAATAAGAGAAGCTGATGGGCAACAGCGAAGACTTAATGAGGATATAAATAAGGGTGCAAGTTCTACAGATAGATTAGTTGGAAGTGCAAAGAAGTTAGCAGCAACTTATTTAGGTATAAGAACATTAGGAGGTTTAGGAAATTTAAGCGACCAGATGACAAGTACTAACGCGAGACTTAGTATGATAAATGATGGTCAACTCTCAGATGGAGGATTAAATAAGATGATTTTCCAATCTGCTGAAAGGTCTCGTGCATCTTACTTAGATACTGCAAAAATAGTTTCACGAATAGGCATGAACGCAGGTAAGGCGTTTAGCAGTACAAAAGAAATTGTAGGTTTTGCAGAGCAATTAAACAAAAAATTCGTAATAGCAGGTGCAAGTACTGAGGAAATGAATTCGGCATTGTTACAGCTAACCCAAGGGTTGGGTTCTGGTGTATTAAGAGGTGAGGAACTGAATGCTGTGTTTGAGTCAGCACCTAACATCATCCAATCGATTGCAGATTATTTGGACGTGGACATAGGAAAAATAAGAGGAATGGCATCAGAGGGAATGTTAACAGCAGATATTGTAAAAAACTCATTACTTGCAGCAGCAGAGCAGACCAATGCAGAGTTTGAAAAAATGCCTTACACATTTTCTCAAATTTGGACTTCAATTAAAAATAATGCAATCATGATATTTGGTGTTATACAGAAAAAAATTGAACAGTCTATGTCTAGTAAGGGATTTCGAACCTTTATAGATAATTTTATAAACTCTTTATATGTACTTGGAAATGTTGCTTATAACATTTTTAATGGAATTATAAGTATATTAGGGAGCCCAGCTTTTCAAAGTTTTTCAAACACAATGATTGTTGGGATAAGTTTAATTTCACAAGCACTAGGCTGGATAATAACACAAGCATTAAACCTTGCTAATATATTTGCACAAAATTGGAGTATAATAGGTCCAATTATAGCAGGGGTTGTAGGGATTTTAGGTACTTATTTGATTGCATTAGGAAGTATATGGCTTTGGGAAACTTTATGCAAAGTATCAAAAAATGCTTTAGCAATTGCTTCTGCGATACATGCTTTAGCAGTACATGCAGAATTAACAGAAACTCAAATGGCTACAATTGCTCAATATGGTCTAAATACTGCTATTTTAGCATGTCCAATTTTTTGGATAATAGCAGGTATTATAGCATTTGTAGTAGTAGTTTTTGTTGCAGTAGCAGCAGTAAATAAATTCGCAGGAACAAGTCTGACTGTACTAGGAGCAATTGTAGGTGCAGTATTTGCAGCAGTAGCAGCAATACAAAATGTTATGATATGGCTACTGAATGGCTGTATAGCTGTAAATGAAGCTATTGCTAATGGTTGGAATCAGTGCGTTTTTCTTATGAAACAAGCTATTGCGAAATGTGTAATCTTTATAATCGAAAAAATGGCATCATTAAATGACTCTGTAAATAGTGCTGGTAATGCACTTGGGAAAGCTTTCATAGACGGGGCGAACATAGCAATAAGAGGTGTAAACAAATTAATTGACCTAATAAATAAAATACCAGGGATAAATATTGGTAAAGTAGGAGAAGCAACATTTACACCTGTTAAAGCGGATAATAGCACAATTAAAAAACAAATTGCAGACTTAAACAAATGGGTAGGAGATGCACCAGAAAAAATAAAATTGGAAAGGATGCAATATAAAGATATTGGAGCAGCATTTCAAAAGGGAAATGCTTTAGGTGAAAAGTGGCAAAAATCTATAACTGATAAATTTAAAGATACTTTTGATATTAATAAGATGATAGAAGATGCAAAGAAAAAACTTGGACTTGACGATTTGTGGGATAAAAAGTATGGATTAGGAGATGGATTTGGTTCAGCAGGGCTTAATTCTCCACTCAGTGATGCAGCAAAAGGAGCAAAAGACACAGCAGGAAACACAGCAAAAATGGCAAAAACAATGGATAAAAGTCAAGAGGACTTAAAATATCTTAGAGACATTGCAGAGCAAGAAACAATAAACCGATTCACAGGGGTAAATATAAAAATTGACATGAACAACACTAATAACATAAGTAAAGATGCAGATGTGGATGGTATAGTTAATGTACTAACAGAAAAACTGAATGATGCTATGGTTGTATCAGCTGAGGGAATAGTTTAGAGAGGAGGGATATAAATGGCTTATGACTTTTATTTAGATGGAGTACAATTACCAATACCTCCGCCAAAGTTAGAGATTAAAGTTACAAATAAAAACAAGACAGTTGATTTGATAAATACTGGAGAAGTAAATATATTAAAAAAAGAAGGGCTATCTGAAATAAGTTTTGAAGCAGAATTTACACACAATAAGCTACCATTTTATCAAGGGACTTTTAAAGATGTTCAATTCTTTTTAAGTAAACTAGAATTACTAAAAACTGATTGTAAGCCATTCCAATTTATTGTCTCAAGGGAAATGGGTGGAAAAGTACTATTTAACACTAATATGAAAGTGTCATTAGAAGAATATAACATAGTAGAAGATGCAGAGAATGCCTCAGATACAAAAGTTGCAATAAAGTTAAAACAATATAGAGATTACTCAACTAAAAAGTTAGTTCTTGCCCCACCTAAAAATGAGACTGGTAGACCAAGCGTAAAGATAGAGCCAAAACGAGTTGATTCAGTCAATGCCACAAACACTAAAACATATACAGTAAAAGCAGGGGATAGCCTTTGGTCAATTTGTCAGAAACAACTTGGTAATGGTTCATTATATAAGAAAGTATACGAACTAAATAAATCTATGATGGATAAGGCAAATAAGGGCAAAAACTTAAGTAAATACACTATTTATAAAGGGCAGGTGTTAAAACTTGGTTGATGAATTAGTGTTAGCAAATGATAGAGATGTAAGATTAGTAATAGCTCATTGGGAAGATTTCTACGAACCTGTAGTTTTGGATGGTATCACATGGGAAATAGAGAGACGAGGAACACCATCTAAACTTGAATTTACAATAGTCATGGATGATATATTAGAGTTTTGCGAAGGTAATTCAGTTCGTTTATATTTTAAAGGAATAGGTATCTTCTATGGATATATATTTCAGAAGAAAAGAGATAAAGAAAATCACATTAAAATTGTTGCTTACGACCAGCTAAGATATTTTAAGAATAAAGATACTTATGTGTATAGCAATAAAACTGCAAGTGAACTTGTAAAAATGTTGGCTAAAGATTTTAATTTAAAATACAATGTCATAGAAGATACAAAATATAAAATATCTAGAGTTGAAGAAAATAAAACACTCTTTGACATGATACTAACAGCACTTGATGATACTCTAAGAGAGAAAAAAGAAATGTATGTTTTATATGATGATTTTGGAAGAATAACATTAAAGAATGTTGCATCAATGAAATTAGATACTGTTATGAATAATGATGTAATTGAGGACTTTGACTACAATTCTTCTATTGATAGTGATACTTACACAAAGATTAAACTTGTAAGAGACAACGAGGAGTCAGGAAAAAGGGATGTATATATTGCTCAAGACTCAGCTCACATGAGAAGTTGGGGAATACTTCAAATGTTTGATACAGTAGACAAAAACATGAGTGAAGCAGAGATAAAACAAAAGTGTGATATACTTCTAAAACTATATAATAAGAAAACTAAGTCATTAAGTTTAAAAAATGCACTTGGAGATATTAGAGTAAGAGCAGGTTGTTTAGTACCTGTTTTTTTAGATTTAGGAGATATTGATTTACAAAATTATATGTTAGTTGAGAAAGTAAAGCACACATTTGAAAATAATTCGCACTTTATGGATTTGACTCTTGTTGATGGAGACGAATTTGCTTCTTATTCTTCAAGCTCATATAGTAGTGGAAATAGTAATAATAAAGATGAAAAGAAAAATGGTCCTGCACAAAGTACCACAAGTAAAGAAGACAATGATATGATAAATAAATTAAATAAAGTATTTAAAAATAAGTTATCAAATACAGGAAATATATTTGTTAAATATTCTAATGCTTACAAAGTCAATGCAGCTTTAATGGCTGCTATTTCTATACATGAAACTGGTAATGGAAGTTCTTCACTTTGTAAAAATAAAAATAATTTCTTTGGAATGAAAGGAATGTCTTTCGGCTCTGTAGATGAAGGAATAAAAAGAGGTATAAGTAATTTATCAAGAAATTATATCCATACAGGAAGGAAAACATTAGAAAGTATAAGAGATAAATATGCACCTCTTTATGACAGTCCTCTTAATAAAGATTGGGTACCAGGAGTAGGCAAATTTTATAAACAAATAACAGGAAATGCATATAGTTCTAATAGTGCAGGTACAGGCGTTGGGAGCAATGAAGAAGCAGAAAAGAATTTAAAAGATACAACTTATCAAGTTCAAAACAATAATTCTAATACATTAACAAACAATAATAGTAAAGTAAGTAAAGTTATTCAAGAAGCAAAAAATCAACTTGGTAAGCCATATGCTTGGGGAGGCAATGGTCCAAAGAGTTTTGACTGTTCTGGTTTAATGGTATGGGCATTTAAAAGAGGTGC